GGCAACACCAATTCCAGCTCCAATAGCTTGTGTAACAGAAGCTGTGAACATTATTAAGCCCACTTTAGCCCAACCTGAGAAGCCTGTCAAACCTCTGGCCATGTCAATTCCAAGCTGAATACCTGCAACACCACCTATTGTACCACCTGCAGTGGCTCCAATATTCACCATACCTTGCCTAAATTCTGCAGCTCTGGTTTGTAAATGTGTAGTGATTGCACCAATTCGTTCATCTAATCTTGCAAGATTATTTCCAAACGTTTGTAATCTTTCGGGTAAATCTCTAACAGCAGCAGATGTTCTATCAAAGTCTCTTCGTGCGGCAATGGCTGTTCTAAGAACATCCGCATTAAAGCCGCCTCCAAATCGTGTCACATCACCTGCTCTGGCTGCATCTATGGCAGCTCTGCGACCTATTGCTGCACCTGAAGCGTCTTGTATTGCAGAAGCATTTCTGATTGCATCCCTATAAGCTGCAGCGGCTCTTGTATTTGCTGTACGAGTTTGTGGTTCATAAGACTCTGACATTGCAGCCGCCATGCGTCTTTCGCGTCTTAACATTATTCTGTCAAATGCTCTACCTGCATCCAACATTGCAGTTGTGGGCGCTCTTGCAACAGTCAAGAAAGCGTTTAATAAACCTTCTCTGGCACTTTCAAAGACAACTGAGGTCTTTAACACTAAAGATAATAAACCCAAAGGTTCAAATATTACACTCTTCTTCCAAAACATTTTAATGAAAGAATCTACAGTATCTACAAGAGTTTCTGCAATACCTTTATAAAAATCATTTAAAGTTTTCTTTTCAACGATTTTCTTTGTAAACAAAGCCCAAGCTGTTGTCAAGGCACTTAGTAATATTGTTCTTATCCAACCTGGATCAAATATTTTATTTATTGCCATACCCAATGAAGAGGCTATCGCAATCGTAATAGGAACTTGCCAATTTGTTGGAAATGCATTGATAAAATCATGCATAGGTAATCTTTTCTCTTGAGTTCTTTGTTTACCAGAACCTACGAAAGCTGATGTATCGACATTTCTTCCAAATAACTGGCCAGGAATCATATCCTTCATACCTGCCATTTGTTTGAACATACGCACGATTGTAGTATCTTGTATCTTAAAAGACAATACATTACGTATTTCTTTTGCTGTGGCAAGCACACGATCCCATATACTTAAGTCTTCATTTGTAAAAACATTTGCAATTGATAGATAAGCCGTTTTATCTGTAGCTATTGCTATTGTTGCAAGTACCGCAGCAATTGCAGTCAGATAACCAAGAATTGGCAATAATTGTGCGCCTATTAACATTAGGTCTGTTCTAAATCTGTAGAGTAATGTTAAACTTAATGCCAAAGAAGCTGTAAATACTTTACTGTTGAATGCTGAAAATATGCTTTCAAACTTTTGATTTACTTTCTTAGAAAATTCATTAATATAGTCTAAAGGTGTTCCTAGTAATTTTCCGAACCATTTGATAACTCCGTCCACAAGATCTGGAACCCACGAATGTCCAATTACTCTATCATAAATCCAGAAAAACCAACCCTCTACTTTCTTAGCCCATTTTTCAACAAAACTAAGTACTGGTTTTAAATTTGGAAATATCTTTTCTACATCAATTGAAGTGACTTTAATTTTTATACTTTGAAAAAAGTCTTGTACAAATACTTTTAATTTAGAAAAACCACTTTTTAAATTATCTATGAATGCTACATTAGACAGTCTTTCTGACATTTTCTCATAAAATGCCTTAAACTCTGATAAAGCGCCTTTTGCGCCCATAGACACAATGTCTAATATATTTTTTAAAATATCACCAAGTGACAGCGAAGCCAGAAAGGTCAGCTCTTCAACCAAGCCTAGTGCTTCTGCAGCATATTTTACAAAAGCTTTGATTGAAGTAATGCTATCCATCATTGCATTTAAAACACTGGTTTTTATGGCTAGCATATTGTAGTCAAAATACTCTGCAAAATTTGCAATATATTTTGCTAAATTGTTTATAGCATCTGCAATATCACCCGTAGATGATAAAAAGTAATTTATTGTGGAATTTAATAGCATTTTGAGAGATAGCCATAAATTATCAAAGGCTCCTTCAAAAGTGACTTTCATTTGAGAAAACATGCGATCAATTTCCATTCCACTTTCTATGATCGCTTTCATGACTTGATTAGGTATCAATAAACCCTCTTTAGCCATTTCTCTCAAGTTTTCTATACTACCCTTAGCAAACTTATTTGCCAATACTTTAGCCAATACAGTCGCATTTTCTGTGATGGATTTAAACTCATCACCTGCTAATGTGCCTGAGCCCATAGCTTGTCCAAATTGCTGTAAGGTACTTGCTGTCTCTTGGGCAGTAGCTCCTGTTATTTTTAAAGACTTAGAAACAAGTTCTGTTGTTCTTAATATTTCGGATTGAGAAGCCCCTATTTGATCAGCTGATATGCTTAATCTAGAATACAATGAAGCTACTGAGCCTAAATCGGCTCTTGTAGATATTGCAATAGCTTTAACTCTTGAAAGAGAACTTGTAAATTCATCTTGTGATTTTGTGGCTACTTTAATTCTATTTTCTAAATTGGTAAATTCATCTATTTGTTTTGTTAAGAATTTTGTAACTGCCACTGTTCCAAAAGCTATTGCTATGGCCTTAGAAGTGTCTATAAAGGAGTTTTTTACAGATTGTACTGAATTATTTATATCATTTACAGAGGCTTCTAACTTTGCTAAGTCGGCTCTAGCAGCTTTTGAATCTGAAACTGTACGTAATACAATCGCCATATTCACACCTTGAAAAAAAGCCTAAAGCAAAAAGCTTCAGGCATCATTGATTATTTGAACTTCAACTATAGTTCCAATAGGGCTTCCATATTTCAATGCAGTCCTCTCCACAAAGTAACGTGGAGCCTGTTTAGATGAGCCTTGATTTAAATATTGTATATAATCTGTAGTATTTCTTATTTCTGTTACGCTATTGATTTTACGTATTTCCCACGAATCTCTAGCGTTACCTGTATCAACAGGTGTTTCTTCTTTTAATTCTGCAAGTAATTTTTTGTTTATTACAGAACTTTGTTTTTCAACTTCAGAGTCAACTTGAAGTTTTAAATCTTGAAATGCTTTCTTTACATCGACAAGTTTGATCTTGATCATAGGTTTAACTTATCGCCTCCTACCGCTGTCATCATCTTGCTAAATATTCCTGAACTTTTTAGATTTTGCAATGAGATTTTACCGTCTTCATTTTGAACAGTTTTCTTATTATTGTATATGGCATCTAATGATCCAAATATAGTCCAAGGTTTTTCTTTTACACCTTGAGTTTGTAATACTTTAAATGTACGATCATCACTACGCCAGTCTACAGGTCTTCTTTCAAAGTAATGGAACCAACCCAACAGCTCATCGTAAGGCATTTCTTTCAATAATTTATAAATTGGAATTTTAAGATGAAATGCTATTTCATAAATAGATAACATTTCATCATCCAATTCTACTTTCCCGCCTCTTGGCCTATGCCGGAAAATTTCATAATTTCATTGGAAAGTTTTGTCAACTCGTCCATAGGAAATGTATCAAAATCTTGATCAGAAAGATCTTCTCCACCATCTACGGCAGAACGAATTACTGTGCGTAAAACATCAAAACTGGCTTCTTCATTACCTTCAATGCCTTTAGCTTTCTCTTGGATTTCCAAAACTTCTGAAACACTAAGTTTAGAAATCTTAATATCTTCACCCATGAATTTAACCGATTTGGTCATTTTACGACCAACTAAGCTTTTGATACCTTCTGCCATTTTATTGTCCTTTGAAATCTTCGGAATGTTGAGCTTGGAAGTCATCCAACTGTTTCCTCATTGTATGTAAAACTGAAAGTGTTTTGAACACTTCCTCTGATTTTTCTCTATTGCCATCAAACTCAGCAACTCTTGCAAATGTTTTGCGGATACTGATGTCGATTGACTTTCTCATATGCTTAGCCGTTACGCGTAACACATAACTGGCACTAAACGGTTTTTGATTGATATCTTCCATATAATACCTAAATATTATGAAAGCTTATGTAATGTACCGCAGACTGTGCATTTAGCGTGTTTCTTTTGGTTATGGTTACATACTCTCATATTTTTGCCATATTTTTTATCTTGATAATTGGCACTTGGTGTATCTGTGCAATTACATTTTATGATTGATAAAGACATAATAAGCCTCATTGTAAAAGTTGGGTGGCTGTTACACCACCCGTTATTAATTATACAGTATAAGCACCGTAGAAATCAGATTGAACTGAAATTGTCAAGGTGGCAGTGTTTGCATCTGTCAATTGAGGATTGATCAATAAAGATTCAACTTTACCGTACCAATACCATAAACTGTTGGATACTTCGCCAATACCTACAGAAGTAATTACACCAGCACCTGTTGCAGGAGGAGTACCACCTGTAAAGCCAGTTGCATCAAAAGTAATTACACCAGTACCTGTGTTGATTGTAGTTACTCTACCATATTTAGTGGTAGGAGTTGCAGTATTGACTAAAACTTGGCCTACTTCAACAGAAGCTGCTTGCGCAACAGAAGTTACACTTGTAGCTGTAGAAGCTGTAGGAGTAATAGCAATACCTGAACTATAATTTACAGGTTGAGAATTTAACAATGCAAATCTAAAACCATATTGAACACCATTACCGACAGAAGCACCTAACAATGTACCAGAAGCCCAATCGCTAGGTACATAGTTGAGTGTCAATTCGATTGTAGGCGCATCAGCTTGGCCTTGAACTTGACGAGAAGTTTTAGAGCCATACTGGGCTACTTGTACGATATTTGCAGGAGTGCCGATTGAAGGAAACTCTCTAACATTTTGTACACGTACATAAGTATTTGCAGCCTTGGTGCCACTTGTTGTGATTTCATCTAAGAACAATGCTTGCCATTCAGCTGCGGTATCAATACCTGCACTTGAAAAAGTATAGTCTGTCAACGGAAATGCAACAGCCAAATCAGTAAACAGTCCAGCACCAATTGAAGAGATATGAGCCATAAATTACCCCTTAAATTGTGTAAGAACCATAAAAGTCTGATTGTACAGAAATGGTTAAAGTGGCTGTGTTGGCATCAGTCAATTGTGGATTGATCAATAAAGATTCCAATTTACCTACCCAGAACCATTGGCTATTTTCTTTTGTGCCTAAGCCTGCAACCAATGAGCCGTAAGCTGTAGGTTGTGCATTTAAAAGCGCAAAACGAATCGGGTATTGATTGCCATCGGCAACTTTCTTACCCAATACACTTGTAGATGACCAGTCATTTGGTACATAGTTCAATGTAATTTCGATTGTAGGCGCATCAGCTTGGCCTTGAACTTGACGAGAAGTTTTAGAACCATATTGAGCAACTTGAACAATATTGGCTGGAGTACCAATTGAAGGAAATTCACGAACGTTTTGAATACGTACGAATTGACCAACTGCTGCGGCTACAGTGCCATTTGCGGCTACTTCAGAACCACAAAAAGGGCCTGTGGTAATATTTAACCATGTTGCAGAGCTATTGAAAGCTGCAAGTTCGGCTGAAGTCCAAGTACCGTCTCCAGTCTTGACTCCCACAGCCAGATCGGTGTATAAACCTGCACCGATTGAAGAAATGTGTGCCATTTAATCGACTCCGAAAAAATTAAAAGGTATTGTATATTTTGCTCTAAATAGAGATTTATTGTCAGTGTCTATTCCAACAAAATCCAAAGAACTTAACGAAAATTGAGTTATAACTCCTGTTCGTACTTCTAAGGATTTACCCACTAAATAAGCATCCAATTTATCTGCTATAAAGTTAGATCGTTGAGGACCAATACCTGCAGATGTAAATATGTCTATAATCAAAATACCTGATACAGACGCAGTATTTAAACCTGTACTGCTCGGAATTACAGAGAGTCTAATGAACTCACCGTCAATAGTACTTGCGGTGAAATTC